ATTAAGTGCATACATGCCTTTATGAAGCACCAGAGGTTCATTTGCTCGACAGACCGCCAAGAACTCACGGGACTTGTTGAATAACTGCTCTGTAGCAGCTACGGTAACCCGATGTCTAAATACTGCCCTAGACCGTGTGACTATGCCGTCAGCCTCATGGCCAAAGAAACTGTCAGCCATTTCAACGATGTCGTCCACGTCATAGCGGGGATCTGCGAGTGACCATTCCATACTTTATCCTTTAACATTTCCAATTCCTCAACGATGCTTTAGCCCTCTCAGCAGGCCCTTTGGCATTCCTGACCACACCTTCCATCCTCGCGCAAAAAGAAGCCTTACGCCCCTTGTCCGCTTTTGTCTTAGGAGATGGAGCAGGAGCCTTTAGATTGCTGCCATTCTTCTTGTTGTACTCAGCCCTGCCTTTAGCAGTCATACCAGCACCCTTATCCGTAGGGTTATAGGTCTTACCCTTGCCAGTTGTCTTATGTGCGATTGGCTTATCGTGTTTCATTTCTTTGCAGTCTTCTTAGATTGAGAAAATGCTTTAGCAGTAGGAGCGCCTTTAGAGCCTGGCGTTTTCATCTTCTCTACAGGCTTACCAGCAGCCTTCTCACGTTTAATACGTTCTTGCTTTTTATGGATATTGGCATACAAACCGTTTTTCATATACATCCTTTGTTAGTGTTAATAGCCGCTCACATAAAGCAGTGTTTATATTGCACAACACGAAAAGTACTAAGGCGCTAACCCTTATTCGGCTATCAACACGGCTGGAGACTATAGATGGATTCGAACCATTGTGGAAGGAAATAATTTCTCATCCACCTTGCTTATAGAGGTTGCTACTCCCTCGTCAAACCAGCCAAACCGAGCTTTGCTGGCACTCTCATTAATCCCCATGCGTGTTGATGTTGGCTATCGTCGTCTCACCTTAGCGCCCCGCATGAACCTAATCACTTGGAATGGCAACTGCACAACCAACGCGCGGATTATATATGTCCGAAATGCGTATTGTCGCTAGGTTAGAAAAAGTTTTGAAGAAAATTTGGGAATGGTATACCTAGGTTAAGAAAAGTTATATGAAAAATTTGGGAATGGGTGAGTGGGCCCCCCTCCCTCCCTGCCGTTCCAGCCCTACCCCCCTGCCTGCCTATGCGATACCCCTATGCCTATGGGGGGGGGAGTCAAATGAGAATGAGTTGCATTATCAATAAGTAAACAAGAATGATTCTTATTAGCATTACATCAAGCGAGAGAGTCCAGGCCTACCAAGTGAGAATGATTCTCGTTAGCATGAAGAGAGCCCAAAGTTCTCCCGAGCGGGGCCCTATGATTTCCAGGTCTTTTAATGTTTACTCTTATGCTCTCCCTTATGTCTTACTCTCTTATCTCCCTTACATGAAGAGCTCATAACGGCTCGGGGTTTCTTTATTTCTCGCGGTTTCCAGCTTGGTAGTGTTACTAAAAGACAATGCAAGCAGCAAGCGCCTAAAGTCTCTATTTACTCTCTCCCTATATCGCGCCCATTGGCTCGGGGTTTCTTTCTTTCTTTCGCGCTCTATATTTCTCTTGATTAATTAAAACAATCAAGTCTCCGCTATTGATAAAAACAATTATGCTATATCTAAGGGTTTATACTAATGTCGCAAAGTATATGAAGCCGTTATATTAAGTGCATGGCGCTATTGCCATGAATGCAAAGTAAAGGATATTTATGCAAGTAATCTCTAATTCTTCGATTGTGCTAACCCCTAGCATTGTCTCTATTGTTGATGAATTGGGCTCTATTGATAGTGAGATTAAAAGACTCACCAAGCAAGCCGAGAGCCTTAAAGCTATCGTTAAAGATAGCGGAGCGGGTAAGTACTCTGGCTCTATTTATGAAGCCCTGGTCTTCGAGAGTAAAGGCCGCATCACTATTGATTACAAAGCCGTAGCGGAGCACTTTAACCCGTCACGTCAATTACTCACGGCTCACACTACTGAAGCAGCCCCTATTGTCTCTCTCAAATTATCAAAGGTGTAATTATGAAGCCAAAGTTATATGACTTAGTTATCTATTGGCTCGGGTTTATCGCAATTTTAGTAATCTGGCTCACGGCCTAAAGGGAAATATCATGCAAGCACTCACTACAAAGCAGCAACAATTAATTGTCTCAAATGTAATCAAAGCATGCGGAGACATAGAGAAACTCAATAGCACGGGTTATAAGTTTCTTTATTTATGCTCGGGCTTCATTGCTCATTATGATATTAATGGCTTTAAAGCTCATTACTCGGAGCATTCATTGATTGACGATATAGAGAGAAATGCAAGCTCTAATCAATGGGGAAACTTTAACCAAGGCAATAAAGACTATGAATATTACATGAGTAAAAGGGCCGTATATAACGCAATTCTCGGTTTTTTCGCGGCTTGCGAGTATCAATCAATTTATGGGGGTTAAATTATGAGAGTGCATTTAACTCTAAAAAGCGCTAATGTAAAAACGGGGCCAATACCCGTTAGCACTACATCAAGTGAAACGTGCCCCGCTTCATGCCCTTTTAACGGCTCGGGCTGCTACGCGGCTTCAGGCCCTTTAGCTTTGCACTGGCGTAAAGTAACGGAGCATGAGCGGGGTTATGAGTTTCCCGAGTTTCTTAAAGCTATCGAAGCGCTCCCGAGCGGCTCACTTTGGAGACATAACCAAGCGGGAGACTTACCAGGCGCGGGAGAGACAATAAACCCCGAGCAGCTTGGAGACTTGGTAAAGGCCAATATCGGTAAAAAGGGCTTTACTTATACGCATAAGACTAACCAAGCCGAGAATTTTCAATGGATAAAAGCCGCTAATCAATGGGGCTTTACTGTAAACATGAGCGCTAATAACTTGGAGCATGCGGACAATTTATATGACATGCAAGCGGGGCCAGTAGTTACCGTGCTCCCTATTGATAGCGCTTCAAAAACTCTAACCCCTAAAGGCCGCACTGTAATAACGTGCCCCGCTACTTATAAAGATGACGTAAATTGTGCAAGCTGCAAGCTTTGCGCTATCTCTACTCGGAGCACTATTATCGGGTTTCCCGTGCATGGTACGGGTAAGAAAAAGGCCGAGAAAGTCTTTTTTATGAGAGCGGCTTAATTATGGAAACTTTAAAGCTTGGAAATATCGGGGTAATAACTACTATTGACGATGTAACTTTGTATGAGATAACGGGGCTCCGTAACGGCTTGGTTTATTGCATGCCCTTAGTCTCTCCGCATAATCTCAAAATATGCTTACCCGCTCAATTCTGGCTGCTTTTAGATAGTTTTTAAGGGTTAAAAGTAATCGAGCTTTTATAGGGCTCGATTATTTTTTATCTTTATTTGAAGTGAGTACTTACTTCGCAAGTTTTTACGGGGTTTCTCTGGCTTTTATGCGTATTTATGCGGGGCTTTTAACGGGCTTTAAAGCCGTTATTTTTAAGCAAGCGGGGTAAGTATAGGCGCGAGATTTTAGGGGCTTAAAAGGGCTTTTAAAGGCTTTGCACTTGGTTAGTGAGTGAGCACTTACTTCGATTTTTAAGTTAGTGAGTACTCACTGGGGGGCTGGGTTTTTATACAGTAATACTTTCGGGGTACTGTGTATTTTCACAGTAGTCAAATGCCTAATTTTTCAGCATTTTGTCGTATTTTTGTAGGGGGCACCCCCCCCTTAAAAATTTAGGCCCCCTTTATTTTTGGAGGGGTATTGCTAATCTTGTTGGAGGCTAAAAAAAATTGAGGCTCGATTTGGTCTTCAACATGCTGGGGTGGAAAACCAGAAAAAGCCCCAGGTCAACATCCTCGATTGCTGGCTTAACACCTCATAAAACTCCACTCAACGGAGATTAGGGGAAACGTAGTAGGTATAGGGTTTGGTCAATAGATTGTGCTATCTCGTCAATAAGGTTCTGTATCTCAGAGTCTTGCGGTAGCTGTTGTCTTGCCTGCATTACATAGTCTTTCAGAGCTTCTAGTTCTTCTTTCGCGGTCTCTGCTGGCGCGTAGTAGTTAACAGGGAATGTAGGGGTCATGTCGTATTTGCCCATCATTGCCTCTGCTACTTGATCTACCAATTCAGGCAGGCCAGTGTAGAAGGCACCCAATGCTTGGTGCTGGGCGTAACTCTTACTTGTCCAGTGGAGCAGGTGTGTGTTTGTCGCTGCATGTAACAGGGTTAATAGAAATTCTGCTGCTTCATTCATGTTGCGCTCCAATGTGCTGTAAGACTGCCTTGGCTGCGTCTACCTTCCAAGGTCTCAGTAATGGGTTGTGGGCTATCTTTCCCCACTCTATAACTTGATTGTACCAAGCAGTATCAAATGCCTTGGCCTTTTCTTTCTTTGTCAAGCCACCACTATCTAACCATGTGTGGCATTTGTAGCAAGCCCAGACCGTCATGCAGTCGTCAGCCTTGATCCCCTTACCCTTGCCATGTATCAGTTGGTCAGAGTGTGCAGCTACTGTTGTACTGCCTTCGTCACCATCGCAATATGGGTGTATCTTCAGCAGGCACTCAGCGCCTTTAGCCAACTCTAATAAATTTTTGTCTCTGTACATTTAATCTCCGCAAAAGCAGGCTATGCCTTCTTCGTTTTCGTCAAACATGCTTATTTGATCTTTTGTAAATTGAGCTAAAGAAGCATAACCTTGCCTGTCTTTTCGGAAACGCGCACCATCGGGCTTGCTTGCCAGTGCCAGTGCCAGTGCCTCCATTCTTGCCCACCATATCGCTCTTTCGGGTTTTTCTTTTATTAAAGACAATACTTGTGCTGTGGGTTTAAGAAAACATAAATCACAGTTTCCATGCATTGTTTTGCCATTGATCGTTGGCAAACCTAAATCAAATGGTTGTTTTTGCCAAAAATCAAATACATCCTTGACTCCAATACCATCGGCTACCAAAGGTATGCGTGATCTGTCTTTTATCTTTGCTACACGCCTTGGTTCGTCTGCTCGTATTCCAATCCAGTCTTGATTTTCAGTATGTTGTTGCCATCCCAAAGATTTAAGATATTTATGCATTGACCTAATTTTGAGTTCACTGGTGCAAAATCTAGTCACAGGGTTAGGAAGATATTGTCTTTTGACAATAAGTGCTTCAAACGGTTCTCCATTGCGACTGGCTGTATCAAAATCCACGCGCTTAAAGTTTGGCTCTTCTGCGGTGTATTCAATCCAATGAATTTCTACACCCCAATTTTTGGAAACATCATTTACAAATTGCAAAGTTGCTTCCTCTTCTTTTCCAGTGTTGGCAAAACAAACAATTGCTTCGTTTGGCAGTTGCCCCCCCCCAGTTTCTAATACTTTATGTAACATAAATGCGGAAGTTCTGCCACCAGAAAAAGAAATAACTGTAGGTTCTTTAATTGCATAAGGGCTCATGACATCGCCCTTGCTTCTACTCTGTTGTTGAAGCAGGTGATTTTATAGTGTTCGAACCTAAGTTTGGCAGCTTCCATGCGGTACTTGAGTTCTTCTTCTGTAGCCACCGCCTGCCTCATTGCCTGCAACTGGGTCTCATAGTTCATGGACATATATGCGTCTATCTCACGGTCGCCCAAGGTCTTTTTATCGCTATTAGCCATCTCTGTGGCCTTCACTACCTTTAGATAGTTCTCGATATATGTGCGTTCTGCCTTTGCTTTGGCATATACAGGGGCGCTGTCCCGTATGTAATCTATGGCTTTTTGTGCGTCATCTTCACTCATTTGCTTTTCCTATCATTGGTTTTGCACGATAACATTTATGTTGTTAATGTGTTTTTTTATGTTAATGTCCCGATCGGAACATTTTTTATTACTTTGCAGTGTTTTTGTGCATTTATGACCCTATCGGGATATTTTTACTCATCGGAAGGTTTCACTTCCACAGGCCAACACCTGACCGCCCATGATTCCCCATATTCCTTAATTGTCAGAAGTGGATAGCCTTTTCTGACAATCCAATCACTCATCTGACCATCTTTCTCAGGGTCGTATATGGCAGGAAAGCCATACCGCCACCCCTCTGGTGGGTCAACCCATATCATGTTTGATTGCATACTTAAATCCTCCGACTTGATACTTAAATTGGGCAATATATTGACCAAATGATCAGATTTTTGTTTATCATGGTGAACATTGTTGCGTTTTCGCCACAGGCTCTTGTTCTATCTCTTGCCCTAGTTTCTGTACTTCACGCATTGCTTCCTCCGACTTGATACTTAAATCGTCTGACTTGATACTTAAATCATTGTCCGTTGTGGCGGTCATTGTGAACAATTTAGGTGTTTTTTGTCCGTCATGGCGGGCAAATGGCGCGATTGTTTCGCCAGTTCCTCTTTTACGCCATAGGCTCATATCATTGCTGCCTCAATCTTTGCAATCATTTGGTTTTTGTTTCTCAATTGAATGTCATATTCAATCAATAACTTCTGCAATTCTTTTATCTCTGCCTTCAAGTGTTCTGCTTCGGTCTGAACTTTGAGGAAACTAACCTCAATCTCGTCTTCATAGTCCAGCTCGTGGAACGCATTGTCTAGCGCTTTGGCATCAGTCATAAATCACCTCATAAATGTTGATCGATTAGCGCCTGAACACCAGCGTCCAAGCTTCCATTGCCCATTTCCTTTAAGGACAATAGTTGTATGTTATTTAACTTAACTACAACTGTCAAGCCTGTTTGCATTTGTTTTTTAATCTGCTTTGGTCTACCAGCACCCTTGCGTTTGCCACCCCAACCACGAACTGGTCCAACAAAGGTGGCTTTGAAAGTGTCGGGAGTTTTAAAGTATCTGTCATAAGCTGTCTCTTCTCGCGACAGTACTGGGTCCGACCAATCGATAAAGTGCTTACTCACCCACCACACCTATCATGCGTAATGCGGCCTCAGGGCTATCAATCCTGCACAACGTGCCACCAACCCATTTCTGAAAAAACTCGTCTTGCAGGGCAGTTAAACGCTTTTTTGACCCATCTTTGATTTCCACTAGGAACGTCAAATTTTTGTAGCCAACTAGAAGGTCAACAGGCAAGCCAATGATCCACACATAAGCGCCAGCATCTCGCAGGACTTTGACGATCTCTGCTTGGTTTTTATCTACCCTGGCTGCGTATCTCATTCATGCGCCTCTTTAGGTCCGTGATTTGCTCTAAACCATTCTTCGCTTCCATAATATCTACCTGTCCCAGCCACCACGTCATCGCCTTTACTTTGCCAATCTCTTTGACTTTCTTCTGGTAACGATTGATCCACTCCCTCGCTAAACACCAACGCATCTCCTCTAAGGTCTCCGCAGAGGAATAATGCTTGATCAATCGCTGAAGGTAGGACGGCAAGTCCTCGTTTTCTTGCATCAAGTAATTCATGGGCTTCTAGTTTAGTCATAAATTTTCCACTTCTTGTATTCTTTTACCTATCCATGCCATCACAGGCACAGCCATTGAGTTACCCAAAGCCTTGTATCGAGGACCATCTGGCGTTGCTTTGTTTTTTGGCATTATGTCGGTGTAATTGTCGCGAAAGCCTTGCAGACGTTCACATTCGACTGGTGTGAGTCTTCTGACTGCCATTGCTTGCATTGCAGTAGGCCCAGTTCCTGTTCCACTCATGCTTTTTGTCATTGTTGCGGCTACTTCACCTGTAATTGCCCCGTTGTACAAGTCTGTTCCAACTGCATGAGTAACGCATGGTTCTCTTTGCCCACCGCCCATCGTGTTCAGCGTAGGAGCTGCACCATCCATTGGGTAAATTCTTGGCACGCCATCTGGTGATCTTGGTTCAAAGAAAACAGGTTGGGCAACGTGCATTTGGCTGCCCTTAGCCAAAGTGCTGACAGGAAGACCTGGTTCTACCCTTGTGCCATTGACTTTTCTAGTTATCTGCGCCATGTCAAAACTGATTGGTTGCAATATTGCAGCACCACCCTGATGCATCGCAGGATTGCTTCCAAATGCATCCAAAGTTTTTGTGGAATCAGCATTTGTGACGTGAATATCGTCTTTTAATATGCCTTTGCCTGGCGCAATGTTGTATGCAATTGGGTGTGCAACCCCATGTACACCTGTGGCATTAAGTGTATACATTGGACCGCCATCAGTAAACCCATCACCGTTGCCACCGTTCTCTGGCTGTCTGCCAATGGTGTTCTCTGCTAATGCAATTGGTTGGGCTGGCACAAAAAACCCGCCTCTTTGACCATCAATATGCTGATTGTTTTGACCCAATTTGTCAGCAAAATCAGTTGTAAGTGTGGGCGCAACTTCAGATGGCCATTGTTTAGCTATTGACACAACTTGTGAGTCATAGTTACCGTTATGTCCTATTCCTCTACCAGGCACTCCTTTGTCAAGTGTTCCTGCGACTTCGTAGTCACTGACAGCAACGCCTGATGCAACGCTGGCGGTAGCACCTTGCCTCTTTTCTCTGCGCGGCGCAAGATCCCCAGACAGGCTATGGCGCTCAAAAAGAACCGCTGCTGCACATCTCAAGTCTCCAAGGTATCCGACAACGAACACACGTCTGCGTCTTTGGGCCACTCCAAAGTATTGAGCGTCAAGAACCCTGTAGGCGAACCCATACCCGAGCTCCCCCAACCCTCCGAGGAAGGTTCCAAAATCTTTTCCTCCGTTAGATGACAAGACGCCAGGAACGTTCTCCCAGACCAACCATCTGGGCCGAAATTTGTCAGCAATGGCAAGATAGGTAAGCATGAGGTTGCCACGAGGGTCATCCAATCCTTTTCTGAGACCTGCGACTGAGAAAGATTGACAGGGAGTTCCTCCAACGAAAACATCGATATTTGACTCAAGATTCCACTCCTTAAATTTAGTCATGTCTCCAAGATTTGGGACATTTGGATAATGATGTGCTAAAACTTGCGATGGAAATTTTTCAATTTCTGAAAAACCTACCGCTTCCCAACCCAGTGGATGCCAAGCCACTGTTGCAGCCTCTATACCTGAACAAACCGATAAATACTTCATTTTCTTAACCTTTCCATTGCTGCTCTGATTTCTGGTGGCATGGGTACTGACTCTTTAAACTTTGCCTCTACCGCAAGCAGGGCAGGATCTCGCTCAAACTTGCTTGGCACGGTAGTAAACACCTGGTCGGCCTTGTTGACCAATCCCTGCTTCTGGTTTCGCACCCAATTACGCCACGTGGCAAACCAATCTAGTTTGACACCCTGTTGTCCAGGTTTGGCTATCCAGTAATCTTTGAATCCATCAAACACCTTTTGTGGATCGAGGTCTGAACGTTCTACTCGACAAAATTCTTTCCAATCATTTGTTAAACAAAAATCTGGTTGGAGGCGCGAGCCTCTGTTCTGCTTAACAACTGGTTCTTGGTTAGTGTTTGTTTGTTTATGTTTAGGGTTATTTTGGGTTAGGTCTGGGTTAACGGTGGGTTTAAGTTGGGTTTTCTTAGGTCTTCCACCCTTTAGACCATTGGCTTTTTGTTTAGCCAAATAATCATGGTAATCAGATATTTCCAAGTCCGCACGATGGTTTCTATAACCACTTTCGGTCAACTCAAAAAACTCATTAAGCACAGATTGCACAACCTCACAATCCATTCGTAACCTACGGGAAACCCGTGGTATATCGTTGGGTATTGGTTGTTCAGAGTCGTAGTACAAATCGAGTAATCGTCTGTACGCAATATCTTCCATCACAGAAAGATGTAAGGTATTTTTAATGTAATCGCCAATGTTAAATTGATAGTAATGCATGCCGTGTCCTAAATCGCTGTCCTAAAAGAAACGTCGGCAGGCGGGACAGGTTCGCTCTTCGGTATGCTCATGACTTCATACCTAGCCGTGTTTCAAACTACTATATCACTGATCAGGATCAATGACAATCTGTGGCTTTTGCAAGTCTTGCAACATCTCTAAGAATAGATTGGCTACATGGTTGCTGACACTGTAACCCTCAGTAGGTTCAGCAATTATCTGTACACCCAGACTGCCATCTTCCTTGTCTGTCAACATTATGTTTACTGAGTGCATGTTTCCTCCTTAAACCATTCTGGCTTTTTCTCTTTTAACTGATAGACACGCAGGTCAGGAATCTTGTTGGTTTTCTTGTATTTATAAGCTGCTGGCGCTGTTATGCCAAGCACCTTTGCTAGTTCATACAGAGTAACGTTCTTAGGTAAATCGGTGACTTTCATTGCTTTCCTTT